CTCCAAGGATTTGCTGAACATCTCCGCGCCATAGCCCAGCCGGAGCCGCCGAAGTTTGAGCACTGCGAATTGTGCCTCGGCCCAGAGTGCGTCACATCCTGCATAATTCTTGGACGTTGCAGACTGGTGGCCCAGCCCTTAGCCCCGGGGAGCGCGGGGCAGTTCGTGCAAACGGCGCAGGGTAGGGAGCCAAGCTGCCAGGTGTGCGGTAAGGAGATGGTGCGCACGGTGCTGGACAACAACAAAGCGGGCTGGACATGCAAATCCTGTGGAGCGACAACCAAGCCAACGGAACCGGGGAGCGCGGGGCAGCGGGAGCCAACAATCGAATCAGTCCAAGCCAAGGCGCGTGAATTGATAGTGAAATGCCAAGACAGAATCCGAGAATTGGATGCAACCGGGGCCACGGGGCCAACTGAGGAGGGCAAGTGAGCCGCAAGGTTGTGAAGTGCGCGCATCGGCGGATCGGAGCGGACAAGCGCTGCAAGGAGTGCGGCATCCTGGTAGACCTGACAGAGAAGCGGAGCAAGTACCGCAACAAGAAAGTAGATGGCTTCGACTCCAAGAAGGAAAAGACCCGCTATGAGCAGTTGTGCGCTGACCCCATGGTGATGGCCCTGAATCGGCAGAAATCCTATGATCTGGTGGTAAATGACGTCAAGATATGCTCCTACCGCGATGACTTCAATTATCTGAGGATCGGGCCGGATCATGTGGCGCGGGCAATGGTGGAAGACGTTAAGCCACGCGGCAAAGCCTTCAAGAAAACAGCGGCATATCGCATGTTCGTGGTAAAGAAAAATCTCATGCTCGGCTGCCTCGGCATAGAAGTGCAGGAAATATAGTCACTTAATCCTTGACTCACTCTCCCAATTAGAGTATATCCCCAATAGACCCGGTAGCGGCGCGGGAAGCATCACTCGGCCAGCACTTTTTCGAGCATGGGGGAGAGTTGTCGCAAAAACCTGTTCCGGTTTATCGTCAGCACCAGCCAACCCTTAAAAGCCCCTGTCTTCTCGGTAGCCCGTGCGAAACCTGCAAAACTCATGCAGCATGTCAAGCGGGCGATCCATGCAGGAACTGCCGGCGCGGTAAGTTCGTGAACTGCGATAGGGCCGAACCAACCGACCCAGCCTTCGTGGTGCCACGGTCAAGAGCTTTGGTGCTCATCCGGCACGGGCTGGCAGAATTCATCCTGCGGAAAACGGCATTGCGGCTGACATTCAGCAACTTCGCCCACTTGAGAGACTACAGCCTGCGGATTGATGAGGCGTTCCTGATAAACTACGCGGCGGGCGAGCGGCGAGAGGTTGCGGTAATCGAATGTGGATGGCCTGGTTATGCGTTAGCTCCTTATATTTCATGGACTTCGGAGCAGAAACAGGTTAGCATGTCACAGGTGCAGTGCTTCAGGTAAACGTATGAAGACAAATGGCCATATCAATGGATTAGCCAACGGACACGCTGTTATTGAAAAGTCTCCCGAATCAAAAGAAACCAAAGATGGTCGCGGCGGATCAAGGCCCGGGTCAGGCCGTAAGCCTACCAGATTCAAGAGAATCGTCCGCATGTACACGGCGGAAGCGATTTTGAGTGAGATCAATGAAATCAAAGTCTGGAAAGAACTCCTGCTATCCAAAAATGAGCGGGTAAAGATTTCAGCCCTGATGTACCTGACGGACAAGCGCGACGGCAAAGCACGCCAGCCGATAACGGGAGCAGACGGCGGGGCAATCAAGCATGAGCATGAACACTTCGACCTCAGCCAACTCGGCACTGGACAGTTATCCAGCCTTGAGGAGCTTATCGAGTCAGCAACTTGCGAGTCTTCTACAGAGCGCGAAGGCCGAGCGGTATTCCCGTGATCTGCGGGCCTTCGTACATGCGGCATGGCCAATCCTGGAGCCGGTAACGCCGCTGCAATGGAACTGGCACCTTGACCTAATCTGTGAATACCTGACGCTGATCAAGGAAAAGCGATTCCGTGAGGTTTGCGGCGACAAAGAGGGGCTTATCTTTAACGTGCCGCCTCGGTCGATGAAATCTATCCTGATTACGGTGATGTTCCCGTGCTGGGTGTGGGCAAGTGATCCGGCCCGCCGGTGGATGTTTGTAAGCTATGCGGAGAAGCTGAGCACGCAGCATAGCCTGTACCGGCGCAATGTGATGGATTCGGACTGGTATCAGGGGCTCTATTCCAAGAAGTTCGCATTCGCCAAAGACCAGAACCTAAAGACGCATTATGAAAACTCAGCTCAAGGAAGTATGTTTAGCACTGCGATGCAGGCCAGTGCGACGGGCATGGGCGGAGATTGTCTGGTTTTTGATGATCCTCTTAATCCTGACCAGGCTTTGTCTGAGACTGAGCGCGAGACTGTAAATTCGCGGTTTGATCAGACGTTTCGCAGCCGGCTCAATGACCCTGCCACTGGCATAAAGATCATCGTCATGCAGCGGTTGCATGAGCTGGACCTAACGGGGCACGTTCTGAGCAAAGAGGCTAACCGGTGGGTCCATATAAGTCTGCCGGCTATTGCCGAGAAAGACGAAAAGATTGAATTTCCGGTAAGCGGGAGACGCATAGAGCGACACCCTGATCAAGAGAAAAGGCTACTATGGCCCGAACGCTTACCGGATAGTGCTTTGTCCAGCCTGAAAGTTGGGCTTGGATCGTGGGCCTTCGCGGGTCAGTATCAGCAGAACCCAGCGCCGATGGAAGGCGGTATCATCAAGCGGAACTGGATAAAGTATTACTCGGTTCTGCCTGAGAAGTTTGATTTGATGGTGCAGAGCTGGGATTGCACGTTTAAGGGTGACGGAAAGAGCGGTGACACGGACTTTGTAGCCGGCCAGGTGTGGGGCAAGGTTGGCGGCAAGTACCTCATGCTGCCGTACCAAGTGCTAGAGCGCTTAGACTTCGGACCGACGAAGGCAGCGATCAAGGCGTGCCATAGCAAGTTCCCGCATGCACATGCGATTCTGATTGAAGACAAGGCCAACGGGCCGGCCATCATCAGCGAATTACAGCATGAGATTGGCGGCATCATCGCCGTGAACCCGGAAGGCGGCAAGCTGTCACGCGGTCAGGCAGTTAGCCCGTTGTGGGAGTCTGGCGCCGTTGAGTTGCCCGATCCGCAGGTATTTGAAGTGCCATGGCTGGAAAGCTTCATTCACAGCATTTGCACATTCCCGCGAGCGGCGCACGATGATGACTTTGATGCGATGACGCAGGCGCTGATCTACATCAGGAACCGTATGGGCGGCGGTATATTCGACTTCTACAAGGCTGGAGGCATCAAGGCCAAGGAAGCGGAGAACGTCGCACAGGGGAAGCCAGCACGGCCAGGGGCACGTATTCCTGAGACGATATTGACCCGCAACGTGCAGGCAGCGGTAACGGCAGGGCAGAACATCCACTGCAGTCCTCGACAGTGGCCAGAGGTTAAGCAGGCGCTTGAGGACTTATGTACTGAGCAGGCGTTGGCGGAAGTTTGTCGCTTGCAGGAGCAATTTGGGGTATGATGCGACTGCACTGGGAGGTGCAAAACGTATGGAAGTTGAAATGGTTGGGAGCATCGTAAAGCTGCGTAGCGGTGGCCCTATGATGACCGTGAAGGAATTTGTATCGGCTCGGTTCAGTGGTGGACACAATATTCCGGACAGCATTACGGCATTCTTTGCCACCGACAGTGGAATATTTTTGGTAACGGCTCCCCTCGTGTGCTTTTCTGCTGTGGAGTGACTTTGGTAACTGAAGCTTTTGGCTGTGCACCCGATAAGACAAGTATGAGCACACACCAAATAGAGAGTCGGGAACGGATCAAGGCAGCAATCGCGGACGCACGCAAGGCGCTGGCGAAACTGGCCACGGTATGCGGGCCGAAGAAATAGTTTGCTTTTATCTTGAAATGGCCTCTCCGCTGTGAGATGTTTCGCACGGGGAGAATGTGACAAAGCTAAAGCTGTTTTTGATCTGGTCTATTCTCAGGCTGGTCGGGCTGCTCATTCTGCTGACTGGCTGCGCAACAAAGCAAATCACCAAACCAACACATGCACCAGCGGCGTGCATCACGGTCACGAAGTTTAATGAACCGTGCAAAGCTAACGCCAGGGGGTATATCTGCAATAAAGTGCAGATCAAAGCCGCCGATGACCCAACGTGCAGGCAGTACGACATGACTGTACTGAGGGTGAAGTGATGGGCGCTTATGGACTTCCTGTAACCTGCGTGAAGTGGACGCCAGATGTTTGGATGTATCTGCTTGAACGTAATGGCAATCTCAGAATGTTGAGTTGGGGTGAGCGCGTACCGTTCATGGATCAGCAGTTGGATGAAAGCTTCTTGGCCGCGTGTGGCATTCAGGCGGTGAGTTGATGGAACAAAAACATGCTGGTAGAGTTCATGATTGATGACTGCGCTCGCATGGGCGTGAAAGTAGGGATGGCATAATACGTGGCAACACCGAGCGGTGGGAAGCCGATAGATCAAGGCATCCTCGCTTGGGCTAAAGGCAAGTATGCTGATTGGTTCGGACCTAATCTGCCGCAGCCCATCAGCGCGCCGGAAGGCACACCTCCACGGCAGTTCGATTACCCGGTTGGCTACAACATCAACATTCAGCCTCGCAACCTTGAGGCGGTTCCGTTCTCTCAGATGCGGAACCTTGCAGACTCTTACGACCTGGTTCGTCTGTGCATTGAAACCAGAAAAGATCAGCTTGCAAAGATGAAGTGGGACTTTGCGGTGAAGCGAGAGCCGGAAGAGACGGCCAAAGACTTCAAGCAGCGGAACCTGAAAGACGGCAGACTGAAAGAGCTGCGCGAATTCTTCCAATCGCCCGACAAAGAGCACACTTGGCACGAATGGTGCCGACTGGTGATGGAAGAAGTTCTGGTAATCGACGCATTGAGCATTACGCCGTTGAGTGCGCTGGACGGAACGCTTTGGGAGTCAGGTAAGCCGTTGTCTCTGGATGTGATCGACGGCAGCACGATTGCGCGTAAGATAGATGCAACGGGCAGGACGCCACAAGTGCCAGCAGTCGCGTACCAGCAGATCATCAAGGGCATACCGTCTTGCGACTTCACCAAAGACCAGTTGATCTACAAGGCGCGCAACATTCGGGCGCATAAGTTTTTCGGGTTCTCGCCAGTCGAGCAGATCATCCTGACAATCAACATCGGGCTGCGTAAGCAGATTTCAACGCTGGACTACTACACCGAGGGCAACGTTCCCGAGGCCATCTGCATGGTGCCGAAGGAATGGTCAGCCGACCAGATCACGGAATTTCAGGATTGGTTTGATTCCAAGCTGGCAGGCAACCAGGCAATGCGCCGGCGGATGACGTTCGTTCCGGAAGCTGGGCAGATCACGTTTACCCGCGATCCAAAGCTGAAAGATGAGTTCGATGAGTGGCTGATTCGGGTCATCTGCTATGCGTTCAGTTTGAGCCCGCAGCCGTTCATCAAAGAGATGAATCGGGCGACGGCAGAGACAAGCGTAGAGCAGGCCAAGGCGGAAGGGTTAGCGCCGATCCTGTTGTTCTTTGAAGACCTTATCAATTCGATTGTCCTGAAGTATTGGGGATACGATGACGTTGAGTTTTCTTGGCAGGCTGCGGAAGACCAGAATCCCGCAGAGATGGCCAAGATTGATGATCAGTACCTGCGTAATGGCACAGTCAATATTGATGAGGTTCGTGAATCTCTGGGCAAAGAGCCGTTGGCTGATGGCAGCGGTAAGCGGAATAACGTTTACACGGCAATGGGAATAACGCCGATTGATACGGCCATCGAGAACGCAGACAATCCGCCGGAGCCCGACCCAAATAAGCAGTTAGTGAACGGCGGAGAAAAGAAGCCGCCACCGCCTAAGCCGAAGAAGATTTGGCGACAACGGCCTGTGCAGTAGCGCTTGGGAGGGCGCAAGCATGGATCACATATTTTCACAGCAATTACCTCTGGCCCTGGTGCTGGTATTCGTGCAGCAATGGCTCAAGAAGCAGCCGTGGTTCCCAATCGTTAGCATGGAGCAGACGAAGCTTAATGCGCGCATGAATCACCTGTTCAGTATCATTGCAACGGGAGCGGCGACACTGGGCGTGCATTTCACATGGACGGCTGCGGATCATACTCTGGCAATATCAGGGCTGGCGTGGTCAACGGTAATGGTGGGCGCGTGGCACTGGGTTCAGCAGTATGCGCTGACGAAGGGAACCTACACGGCGCTGCAAGGGCAGTTGAATCCGCCTGAAGTGGTGCATCTGCCGTTTGTGCCTAAATGAAGCTGACCATCAAGAGCACGGACTTGACGAAGGCGCAAAGCCGTTCAGTTAAGGCGATCACAAAGTACCTGACAAAGTTCTTTAAGGCACAGGGCAAGAAGATTGCAGGTGCGGTCAGTGCGGAGTATGGGCGCAAGGTTAAAGCGACGCTGCCCAAACAGATTGTTGACTCGGCATCGTTCGGCGAGTGGGACGTAGTCGGTACAGAGGTTTATGAAGACCTTGGCGCGGTGTTCGAAGAGTCGGGCGGCATAGTGCTGGGCCATCTGCAAGTCGATGAGCCCGATGCGTTCAATTTAGTGAATGAGCACAGTATTGATTATGCCGACACGCAAGCGGCTGAGCTGGTCAAGGGAATTTCTGAGACTACGCGGGATCGGCTTAACACTCTGGTATCGGATGCCATCGAGAGCGGCCAGAGCGTAGCAGAATTGAAATCGGCCATTGTAGAATCCGAGGCGTTTTCGCCTGCGCGGGCCGAGTTGATAGCGCGAACCGAGATCGGCAACGCTCACATGGCTGGAGCACTGGACGGAGCAAAGGCCAGCGGCTTTGAGATGACGAAGGAATGGATTCGCGGATCGGAAGAGTTTGATTGTGACATCTGCGGGCCGAATGAGGAGCAAGGGCCGATTGGGTTGGATGAGGAATTTGACAGCGGCGACGATGCTCCGCTCGGCCATCCGGGATGCGCCTGTGATTTAGTTTTCAACGTTGCCACCGAGGAGGAATCATGAACAAAGCAGTGCATCTGTTTGCGCGACTGACAAAGATTGACGAAGCCAAGCGCGAAGTGTACGGCGTGGCCACGGCTGAGATGGTAGACAAGGAAGGCGAGATATTTGATTACGCCACCAGCAAGCCGTATTTCAAGGCGTGGTCAGATGAGATCAGTAAGGCGACGGATGGCAAGAGCTTGGGCAATGTGCGCGAGATGCACGAACCCAGCGCGGTTGGCAAGCTGATCGACATGAACTTTGACGATGAGTTAAAGCAGATAGACATCGTGGCCAAGATCATTGATGACCGGGCGTGGCAGAAGTGCGCCGAGGGCGTGTATACGGGCTTCAGCATCGGCGGGCAGTACGTCAAGGCGTGGAAGGATGGCGATTACACGCGGTTCACCGCCAATCCGGCGGAGATCAGCGTAGTGGACAATCCCTGCGTCCCTGGTGCTCACTTCACCGCAGTAAAGACGGACGGCAACATCGAAGTGAGGAAGTTTGCTGCGGCTCCTGTGTTATGGAAGGAAGTCATTCCAGAGCAGAAGGAATTGCCGCTTACCAAAGACCTAGGCACAGTCGCCAATCTGGCATATATCCTGCAATCGGTATGCTACATCCAGTGCGATGCCGCATATGAAGCCGAATTTGAGGGTGACGGTTCGAGTATGCCCGATCGGCTGAAATCTTGGGCACGCGATGGCGCTACGATTCTTGCAGCGATGACTCAGGAAGAATTGGATGAGCTCATGTCATCCATGAAGGCCGTCACTGACAAATTGGGCAAGGCCGGCGCAAAGCACAGCGCAGAGACAAAGGCCCACCATGCTGCGATTGCCAAGTGCATGGGCAAGATTTATAAGGCAGCGGCGGAAGGAATGCCGCACTGTGATGCGCTCATGGGCAAGGGCGATATGGAAGAGGCCGTCACGGTTGAAGTCACCAAACAAGTTCCGGCTGTAACTGAGCCGAAAATCGAAACACAGGAGAGCAACATCATGGAAGCAAACGAGAAAGTACTTTTGGAAAAGGCGGCTGCCGATTCCGCGTCTTCGCTCTCGAAATTCGCAGACGTGGAAAAGCAGGTTACCGAACTAAAGACCGCACAGGAAGCGCAGGCCAAGGGACAGGAAGAGATCGTCAAAACCTTGTCCAACATCACCAAGATTCTTGGCAAGATGGCGGGCGTGGATGAAGGCACCCAAGCGCAGAAGGTCGTGCGAAACGCAGGAGCAGCGCTGGTCACCAAAGAACAGGACAACGGCGGCACTGTAACCGATGTGTCCAAGATGTCTCAGCATGACCAGTTCAAGAACGCTCTCGACCCAGCCAACGTCCAAGTCATCGAGAAGATGCCCGGTCGCCTGACCGCAGCTCGGTAGAAACAAAATTCCCTGGCTTTGCCAGCACTCGGAAACACAAATCTCTGAAGGAGAATTCCTATGTTTGAAGATGTGACCCAGCAGACGTTAGACCTGCTGAACAAAATGCCTGCAAACGGGCTGGCAAAGACCACCATCAGCACAACTCTTTCCGCCAGCGGATTGAATGCATTCGACCTGCGCGGGCCAGCGTTGACGCTTGTGCCCGTACTCACCCCGCTACGCAACACTCTGCCACGCGAAACCAGCGCAGAAGGTGACGTGGCAACGCGGTGGAAGACCATCACGGCGATTAACAGCGGTATGCTTTCCGTTGGCGTGCAGGAAGGCAAGCGCGGCGGAGAGATGGCCATCACGGAAGCCGATGTGATTGCCACCTATGCCGGGTTGGGCATGGAAGGTTCAATTAACTGGGAAGCTGTGTGGTCGGGCGGGAAGATGTTCGACAACAAGGCAACCCTGACCAAAAACCTGCTCAATGCGTTCATGATCGCAGAGGAAGCCATCCTGTTGGGCGGGAACAACTCCCTTGCTCTCGGTACGCCGACTGCGCCAGTGGCAACGTTGGTTCTCAACAGCACGACCGCTGGCACCATGACGCAGCAAGCGACTCTGGGATATGTTGTGGCTCTGACGCTTGAAGGGCTGCGCACGGTGACCAAAAGCATCAGCGGGCTCGGCCTGCAACCTGTGCTGGCTGCGACGGCCTGCCCTGGTTCTGTGACCCGCACGAACATCGACGGCACGACCACCACCTATGGAGGCGGAAATTCTCAGGTTAGCGCGGCTTCCAACTCCGTCACCACGGACGCCACGCACGGAACCATCTCGTATACCTGCCCTGCTGTAAAAGGCGCGGCTGGATATGCGTGGTACGCTGGCGCTTCCGCTGCGACTGCTGCCTTGTGCGCTGTGACCACCATCAACGCTGTGACCATCATTGCTGACGGTGCCGGAACGCAGAAGGCAAACAACGCTGCCATGAGCGCGGACAACTCCGTCAATGCTCTGCACTTCGACGGCTTCACGACCATTGCACAGAAGACCGGCGGCGGCTACTACAAGACGCTGGACGGAGCGGCATTGACCTCTGACAGTGCAAACGGCATTGTTGAGATTGACGCGGCGTTCAAGTCATTCTGGGACAACTTCCGTCTCAGCCCTGATGAAATGTGGTGTCACTCCACCGAGAGCAAGAACATGGCGAAGAAGATCGTCAACGCTGGCACTTCCTCGCTGGTTCGTTTCGCCGGGACGCAGGGTGCAGACCCGAACATCACGGGCGGTTCCAGCATCACGAAGTACTGGAATCGTTACACGCAGCGCTGGGTCATGGTCAACACTCACCCGAACATCAGCCAAGGGCAGATTTTCTTCAAGACGAACGAAATCCCTTACCCCATGGCAGAGGTTGGCGTGCCGAATCTGGTTCGCTGCCGGCGTGATTACTACCAGATCGAGTGGCCGTGGGTTTCGCGGCAGTATGTGTACGGCATCTATACCGATCAGGTGTTGGTTGCGCGTGCGCCTCTCGGCCTGGGAATGATCACGAACATCCTCGACAACTAAGCCATTGACGGGCACGCCTAAAGAACGTGCCCGATTCTAAACAGGAGATCAAGTTATGGCTATTGCGATTAAGATGTGCACGGGGCAGCCGGGAGCGACATTCACAAGCGCTGATTCTGGCAGCGTGCCTAATTATGTGGCTGATTCACTCGGTTGCATCGTGGTTACCAACCCGAAAGACATTCTCGCATTCGTTCAGGCTGGCTTCAATTTCGCTGGGAACCTTGGGTCAGTCCTTGAAGCGCAGTTCGTCACAAAGTCATCCGGCAATGGCACTTTGGCAGCGGGCGACATGGAAGGTTCGGGATATTGTATTCTGGCAAGCTCCGGAGCTACTGCCTTTACCACGCGGACAGCAACGCAGCTTGTCGCAGGCATTCCAAACGCCATGCTGGGAGGGACTTACATCCTGCGAGTATTCAACACGAACGGCGGAACGCTGACGCTGACAGGTGGTTCTGGCGTTACAATCACAGGTGTAGCCACTATCGCGACTACGGTTACACGTGATTACATCGTTACGATCACCAATCTGGCAACTCCAGCAGTTACCATGCAGAGCATCGGTTCTGGCTCAACTGCATAACCTTCGAGCAATCGAAGCAAAGGGCTGGCATCGGTGCAACGGTCTTGTCCCGTTCTCCCCGCTGGTGCTGGCCCTAGGATTTGAGGATTAATGGCCGTTGGCGCTGACGATCTTTGTACGGTTGCAGAACTTCGCGCATGGCTACCGAATCAGAGCGCGAATGATGACCCGAACCTGCAAGCGCTTATCACCAATGGCACATCGCAGATTTTGCAGTACATCAACAGGCCGCACCTTCTGGCGAGCGTGCTGGGTGCGATAGTGGATACATTCGATGGAAACAGTTCAGACAGAATTTTGCCGCATAACTTCCCGCTTATCGCAGTATCAGCGGTCAGCATCGACGGTGTTGCAATTCCGGCAAGTACAGCCGCCAACAATGTTGGCTTCCTGTCAGATGCCCGCCGGGTGCTACTCCGTGGTTTCCGTTTCACCCGTGGGGTGCAGAACGTTTCAATCAGCTACACAGCCGGGTATTCTGCCGTTCCGCTCGATCTCAAGCAGGCGGCGATAGAAGCGTTCGCATTGACCTATAGGCAGCGTACGCACATCGGCGAGAAGTCAAACAGCATGGGCGGTCAGGTAACGCTGGCGTTCGATATGAGCGCAATTCCAGACCGGGCGAAGATGATATTCGACCAATATGAACGGCTGGCACTGTGAAGGATAATGGGGATCGAGCTAGGAGCGGGCAACGCTGCTACCGTGTGCACACAATAAGCAGAATCCAGATCAAGAGGTTTTGTTACTTGACCGCCAATCCCCAAGGAATTGTAGCATGATTAAGTTCCGCATTGAGAATGAATCGGATAAGCGGCTGGTGGTCTACCTGTCCAGCATTACGCCTCGGCTGATGGCTGAAATCAAGATTGCGTTCAAGAAGTTCGGCTACATGGGCGCGAATCTGTCCGTGACGAAGTATATGACGGCAGGGCAAAGCATCCAGAAGGGCTCACGGGCAGGCGAACTGCTATCGCGGCGTACTGGCACGCTGGCGCGGTCTGTGAGTGCATCGGTTGAGCCGGGGTATTCGGAGACAGAGACAAGCGTTTCGCAGACTTGGGGGCCTAACGTACCGTACGGCGCTATTCATGAATTTGGTGGATATGCAGGACGCGGGCACAGATCGTACATTACTCCACGTCCTTACTTGGCCCCAGCTCTGAGAGACATGCAACCCGAGTTGATGGCCATGATTGAGGCAGCGGCAGCACGGGCGGTGCGGGCATGATAAACACCCGCGAAAACATCTATTCCGCGCTTTTCACTCAGGTGCAGAACAACATCGGCGGGCTATTTAAGTTGGCATCGCGTCGCTGGCAAGATCCTTCACAGATAGCCCCAGCGGATCGGCCTGCGCTATTTCAAGTGCAGACAGGTGAGGTTGCCAGCACGTCACAGAAGATTGCAGGGCTGCCGCTGAAGTGGGAAGGCAAGGTAGATTTGGTGATCTACGCAGGTGGCGATTCGGATTCGAACAGCATACCGTCAACGGAGCTAAACGGCCTGCTCGATGCGGTAGAGACTGCACTACCTGCCATCACGAAGGGCCTGAGTCAAACGCTGGGCGGCATGGTCTACACGGCACGGATTGACGGCAAGATTGAAACTGTAGAAAACGTGATGGGCACTATGGCTATGGCCGTTGTGCCGATCATCATCATTCAGGGCTCTTAGCCCATAAGGAGAAACACATCATGGCACCTCCATTTCAATTTGGGGCGGGATCACTTTGGGGTTATCCCGTGGCAGGCAATACAGCAACAAACCCAACGCCCATTGAGTTCGGCACCGTGCAGGATGTGTCTATCGACATCTCCGGCGACGTAAAGCAGCTCTACGGGCAG